TTTTTTTTTTTTTTTTGCTCCATCCCCCTTATAAGCCAATTTAATTTCCCCTAATTTGTTCCCCACTCATTTGTAATCTATATGGCGCTTTCCCACTGGGCGACTGCTACACCTACAAAGTAGTACAGTCCTTTAACTTTCTCCATATAGTATTATAAATGAGTTTCAACAAAAGTTGAGATTATGCTGTACCCTCGATCGTACTCCGCGTGGCCTCGGCATATTAAATGGTATAAGTGTCCTTCTTGCACTGACACTTATCGAGATGTGATTCTGTGCAAGAGTAGCCAGCCCTAGTTTGCATGATAGCGCCCTCTGACTGGCTCTCTTGCGGTATAACATGCTGGCATCTACGTGGACGGTAGTGCCAGAAATAGTGTATAAATGTTACAAAACCAAGAACTTCAATGTCAATAAGTGGACCAAGAAGTTCTGCATAATAAAGGGTCTCGAACATTCCAAAAGAACATAGTTAGACCAGTTATAACATAATAACCAATACTAATCATGTTCTTAAGTTAGTAGGGGTGCAGCAGCAAAAAGTCTAGATTTTAGCCTTCTGACACGCCGTAATAAATGAATAATAAATGCTGATTGCAATAACAACAAAATACTAAGCAAAATCACCAAATAGGGTAAACCCTGCTGAAGTAGAGCTTGTATCTCTGAGGTATTGGAATTTGATGTCTGAACACTTGAATGCTCAGAAGCATGTATATTAGTAATTTGATTATTTACACTAACACTAGATTGACTGGTGCCCATGAAATTTATTCAGGAAGAGGAATTGTGAAAACAGAATGAGAAGTAAAATCTTGCTCCTCCCAATTAACAGAACCCTTTTCTTTATTCTGAAAGACAGTAATGCAGTGGCCAGGACCACAGTCAGTACCTCTTTGCCAATGAATTTTCCAAATTTTCAAACCAGGTTCTTGGTAATAGAGAAATGCATGTGGTGACTGAGTGTTACCACATTCAGCAATCTCCTCAAGAATAAGTTTAAAAGACTCAGAAATATAGGGTTGGTATGGATGCATAGTTGATATGTAACAGGGTTCAATACTGTTACAACACGAACTAGGCACATAGGTTTCATGAGACCCTCCAAGAGGGTAAGTCAATTTAGTTCGTTTCTCTGCCATAACGGCCTGGAAATTTTAAAGGTTTGGGTGTCTATGCAGAAGAATCTTGCTTTATTTCAAAAGCATCATCCCACTCTAAGTCAGCAGAGTTATCAGGTTTGGCAGTTTCCTGCTTTGCTGGTTTCTTTTTCTGCTGGTTATTCTTAGAAGCTTGCTCAACTGGCTTTTTCTCCTTTTTAGGTTTTGTTGGAGGCTCATAGGTCTGATTGACAACAGTACTAAGAGCATCTTTAATTCTGATATAGTCAGGAGAATTCTCCTTAACGGTAATTGAATAAGTGAAGGTCAAGGTGATGTCATTCACTTGGAATTGACTATCAACATGACCTGCAAACAACATTTCCTGGACACCTGGCACATAACGTGCAAGAGCCATAATTCTGGGGTCTGCCATTCCTGATTTCTCAGTATCAGCTGAACCAACATTGGCACCGGTGCGAGAACGATGTCCAAAGACTTGAGAAATGGTTTTACCTTTCTGCAAAGTTCTCTTAGGAGCCTGGTGTTGTGTTTTGCGTCGAACGGCTGCTGGTGCAGACTGGTCGCGCTTTCTTGGTTGGTTAGCAGCTGGTCTTGTGTCCATGGACATAGATCTGGGACCTGGTGCACGCTCGAGTTGGCGCCCTCTGGTGTTAAAGGGATCAACTCTGAAACCTGCAGCTGGACCATCTCCTGATGGAAATCGGAGAGGGAGCAGTGCATGTTTAGGGTTGTTGGGGTTGCGTTTGGCAACATGAGGTTTAATAGAAGTGTCAGCTCCCTTTGCTTTGACCCAAGTAATACGGGACGTATCCTTGGAATCATTAGGAGGGTACTCACCAAATTTAAGGTTTCCTCTCGGACCTGTGCCTGTATAATAGAAGGCATAGGATGGAGGAATTGCAGCACCACCTGGCTTTTGTCTGTTGTAACGTAGCCAATAGCCATGGTTTTCTTGAGGTTTGATGGCAGAGTTAAGCGGAACTCCATCACCGCGAAATTGAGGATGAATAGCCTTTTTATTTTGAGCTTTGAGAACCTGAAACCACGATGCGTCAGTTGTGGGAACAACCGGAGCACTCATATTGGTTTGGTGTCAAATTAACATTCTTCTTCAAGAATAACTTGCAAAGATGGTCTAATGATAAAATCCTTTCCATAAACATTGCCATATTCAATAAGGAGAGGCTCACCATTGATAAGTAATTTCCGAGGTAATATACTAAATGCAACTGGATTAGCATTAATACATACCACGAGTGTATAAGCAAAACACCGAGTCTTGACAAGTGGGTCAAGAAGCTCCAAAACATCTGTTTTTCCATGTGTTTTGCTATATTCAACAAGTGCTTTAACCTGGTAAAGGCAGTTGCACATTATAAATACTTATACAGGCGTGCGTTTCCTGAATCTGAAGTGGTTATAGAGTGTAGTCCAGCGTTTGATACACGGTCACCCTGGTAGATAAGGACTGCGAAGTCTCGCTCGTCAGTATCAATGGTCTTTTTAAGAGTATAATGGAATGTGTCGGAAGGTGACACAACTATCATACTCTTAGGTACAGATGAAACTGTGACCCCAGAAGCCAGCTCTTGCCCATGTAGCTTGAGCTTGCCATGTTTAACGACTGGAGCTAATATCGGGGCCATATGGTCAATTGGAATGCACCGCCAATTACCCATAGGGTCATTAATGCCTGCAAGGAGTCTGCTTTCTGGTGAAAAGCTCCAGGCAGAATGTGTCTTGATGACTAGTCTTATTGAATCATACCAGTACCTCAACCATGACAGGAAAGTAAGCACTGCAAATATGATAGAGATGATAAAAACTGCTCCAGTTTTGTTATTACCATTGTCTACAGCTGACCAAATGGTCACAACAAGGGTAAAAGGCTGGAGTAGCCAAAGTAATATTAATTTGATAATGTAAATTAAGCGGGCTCTAGTAGCATAGCCACCTTGGAGAATAACTCCAAGAGCCCAAATAATAATAATAAAAACAATAACCTGCCACTCTTGGGCGTCAGACATAGTTATTTCTTGGAAATTGGTGTATTTTAACAAACTCTTCCTCTGGAGTAGGATTGGGCTTGCTGTAGTACACTATAATTGGGTTAACTAGGTATCTAGCACCTAGAAAACATTTGTATGAGAGTTTAACACAAGCAAGACATGTGTTTATAAATAGCAAAGTGACACAGACAATAAGAATGACTAGTGCCGCTATAACATATTGTCCAGGTATGGTGATGGACCAATCCTCCACTACCATTCCTTTAATTTAAAAGAAACTGGTGTCGGGTCGCTGTCAAATTTTCTCTTTGAGAACAATCCAAAACAGCCTCCACAACAACCAAAACATCCCCCACAGCAACCAGTGCAAAGGAAGATGGTAATAACTATACAGGCAAAGGCTGCTATGGCTAACACAATGAGTAGCCAAACCCACCAAGGCCATTTAATGTAGGTTTCAACTCTATTAAGCCACTCTAAATCTACTAGAGTGTTGTTGATGTTGTTGATATACTGCTCCAATTGTTTGAAAATTAGAGTAAGATTTTGAGCCCTCTGGAAAAGTTCATCAACTTCAGCAGAGAGGTTTAAAACAGTTTGATTGTAAATGTCCAACTTAAGGTCCAAAGATGGATCTGTTTTGTTGGCTAATATGTCAGAAACCGTCTGGTTAACATCCACATAATCAGGGATTAATTGTGGAAGCTCATCATAGGTTGTATTGTAGAAAGTAACCTCACAGGACTGTATTTGCACAAAGTCAGCAACAGTGGCCGGTCTTGGTTGAAACAATCTGCGGGGTGAAATTAACCACTTGCCATCATGTTGAAAGAAAGCAAGGTTAGGTTCACGTAACACAAAAGCTGAATCAGAGACACAAATGCCAGCAATAGCATTAACCTGGACTCTGTCAGTTGGTGTTAGAACAGTGTGCAAAAACAGGATGCCATTGGGTGCAGCCTGTGTAATAGAAAATAAGTGTGAACCATTTCCGCAGAATCCAAATCTGTCAGATTGTGATTTCACACACTCGTTTATTTTCTCCTGAGCTAATTGCCTTTGGGCTTTAAGCTGGGAAATTTGTGTTAGAACTTGAGTGACGTATGCATTTAATGCAGCAAGCCTGCCTGTAATGAGGCGATCGACTTGCTGATTTGCTTCTACTTCATCAAGTCTAGCGTAAATGTCTGCTATTGAATGTGAAATAGCATCAAAATTGTTTTGTAACTGCAGGGTGAGGTGGTTCAAAGCAGAGCCTTGCTTGTTCACAACATCCTGAATTTTATTGAGTGCATTTGCAACTGTTTGGATTACTTCAGAGGTTTGCTGAAGAGCATCATTAACAGAAGAAAATGCAAGTGTTATATTGCCCATGGCCTGATTAAAGCTATTGGCAAGTATTTGTTGGTTTTTCTGCAGCACATCAGTCTGAAGTGCAACATAATTAAGACGTGCTTGAACAGCTACGGAAAAAGGTATGGAAGAAGCAGCGGTAAGTCCTCCAAAGAACATACCACCTGTAAGTGAAGCAGTGTACATGGCCATCTTTTCAGCGTCAACAACGCCTGGAAGAACCATAATACCTGAATAATATTGAGCACATGCCAGGTCTGCAAGTGAAACACCTTTGGTGCATTCCTTGTAATCCTGGTCAACAGTGCCAAGTCCATTTGTAACTACTTTGTCAAAAAGTAGATCTTCAATTGCTGATCTACCACCTTGTTTATTAGGTAGTATAGCAGTTAAATTATATTGATTATCATGCTGTTCAATCTTTGACAGATGATAACCTTGCGTAGAAGTCTGCACCATGGCAAGCGTTTCAGCATTGTCAAGTCGAGCAGACATAGTAAGTGATTGTTCAATGTTTGAACAGGCAGTAGAATATTGCTGAAGTAATTGCAAGCATTTTGCATTACCATTGCAGACATATGTTTGACAGTCCACAACAGTATGCTGTGCTTGTATTTGCAAGTATTCAGCCTGAATTGAAATTGTAAAATTCAGTGGTATTGTAATATTACCACTGGTAATAATTGTTGTTGCAGGTAGTGTGTCAACAGTAGTGTTGACCTGCATAATAGAACCATCAGGACAAATGCCAATTGAGGAAAACTGCAATGGTGCAGTATTACAATTTCCTTGAACACTAGTGGCATTTGTATGATAGTAGAATGTAGGAGTTGCAATGCGACTCTTAAAATTCAAAATAGTTTGATTGGAGGCAGTAATGGCTCCAATAAAAGAATTGTTGTAAACTATAACTTGTCCAGGTGAATCACAAGGTTGAACTGTGTAAATCTGGAAAGTTGTGGAGTTTTTAAATGCTAATAGTTGGCCAGCACTAGAAGTATAGTAGAGGCCATTCAAATAAGAGATGTTAGAAGGTTGGATGATACCAGAACCAATAACACCATAAATGTTGTAGTCAACACACTCATAAAGTGACAATTCAGAAACATCAGTAAATGATATAACTGGCTTTGTTACATAAGTGTATTGAGTACCTGTTTGATAAGTGTAATAAAAGAGGGGTTTTGATTCCCATCTTTTATTAGTACCTTGGTTCCAATACTGGAAATAGAAAGTGGAATAACCAACCTGGTATGTACTAGACAAACAAAGTTGGCTAAAAGAATAATAAGGTGCAAAAGGCCAGTCAGGTAGTTTAACCTGAGCTGTGGGTAAACCACCTATGCACTTATATTCGTCAGAAGGTTTGGTAGGGTGAGGTTTCAACCAACATTTAAAAGTAATGTTAACCATAAAAAATGATGAATTAACACAAAGTGTTTGTGAATTATTAAATAAAACATTCATTGTACCAACCCACCAACCCAATGCAGGACCATTGGTACTACCATCAGGGTAAGCTGGGTTTGAAATGTTAGGCAAGATTGAGATAGTCTCTGTATATGTGTGTTTAGGCAGAGTAACAAAAATTGTTTTCCTCTGCTGATTTGTAGTATATTTAGCTGTTGAATAAAATCCATCAGTTAAACTAAATGATGACTGCTGGCAGCGAAGATGATCATACAGGTCCTTGTCACAATAGACAATACCCTGAATCTGGCTGTCAGTTATGTTAAGAAGCACATCTGCTTCATCAACGAAATATGCCCATGAATGGTTAAAAGTGGCTAGAGCCCCTTTATCAACTGTGATACGGGCCAGCTGACCAAAGGAACCCATGCCAAAGCCATTGACATAAAAGGTGCCCTCTCTGGAAAAAGTAACATCAGCTACTCTTTCAGGAAGAATGCCTATAAATTGCGTGTAATTAGCAGTCTTAACATAACAGTAATTACGTTGCATTTCTGCATCAAATCCAACTGGACGTTGTGATGTGCTGCAGTTTAAGTAGTAGGTGCTACCAGAGGTAGTTTGCAATGTAAACACATAATCAACAGATGGTGAAGCTAAAAATGCACCAATAAGTCTTATGTGTGAGACTACTTTGTTACCATTATAATTGTAACCATCATTACAGTAATTAGATTCACTAAAATTAAATTTTAGCACCCAATTACCACTACCATTATAACCAAACCATTGAGGACAACGCAAAAGCAGAGGTTGCGTTGTACGAATAATTTGGTCAACAGGTGATGAACCATTAGTAAGAAAAGCAAATCTATGGACATTTTGGGTAAAATGTCCCTTGCCATCTGATTTAGGTTCTTCAGCACTAGGCAACCAACGAGGTTGAATTTGCCTTGTGTCTCGAAGATATTGATGAGCATTTGGAAAAGTTAATGCATCAAAAACTCTATCAACCAGCCTGGCAGCTGATGCTAGGGTTATGAAGCAAATTAATATAACTCTCTGCATTCTGGCGGCCTAACAAGTAGACGACCTGAAGCAACAAGATACTTAAGAATTGGTTTCTTTTCAAGCTCCTTAGCTGAAATTATGGGAGTGGCCTTTAATTTACAAACCACAGCCGCGTTATCAGCTAGAGGTGAATAGGTTGGTGTTAACGCAATTTCATTGCGCCATCTTATATAAGCAGCATGAAGCATGTGCCCATTCACATTTTCTTTCACACTACCTAAATAATTGAAACAGCATAAAAATGATTCTGAAGAAGAAGCATTAACAGCTGTACAAAATAATTGATAATCATCAAAATGCCCAGCAAGAGCATAAAGTTCAGGTGAATAAGAATGTTCTGTGATTTTCACAAAAAGTGAACCACCGAGAGCTAACCTCTCTTTAACTATTCTTATTAAATTATCAAAGAAATGAATGTCATCACCACAATACATATCCGAAAATATCGCATCTATATGGTGGGGTGGCATATAAGTTCTATAGTCAGAAATTATGATTTGGTTTGCATCAGAAGTAAACTCCCTTATATCCAAATCAATAATAACTGTACCTTCTGGTAACATGTGTTTTATAACATCTGTACCAGGAGCTGTACCTTCAATTGAGGCAGCTCCAAGATGTAAAACAGTCATATTATGAGGAACAGCTAACCTGTCCTTCTTAATAATATAGTTAAATAATTGTCTATATTTAAGTACATTTTTAACAACACCCGGTACTCTAGGTACATAGGCATGATAATTTGGAATATCACATGGTTCTAAATCACATACTAGTGTTTTATAAACACTAGGCATTTGGTAGCCATTAGTAAGTGATTGTACAATGGGGTAGCAAGTTTGCACTTGCTCATCATGCCAAAGCATGAATTTAACATTTTGACAGTCAATATTGACACTAAACACTTTTGATTTAGTTTCAAAATTGGCATGAGCTGATTTTATTATATTAATATAATCATCAAGTGTAATATCTAATAATGTGCAAACTTCCTTAGAGCTTGCATTTTGAGATGTAACAACACAGTTTTGTACTGGGTTGTATATGTGGTTAACTAGTTCAAAGGAAAATTTATTCCTGACTAGTGATATTAAAGCGTGAGTACCACCTATAACAGGTGTATTATCCTCACCATAAATAATGTGCTCAACACCAAGACCTTGTAACTCATAAGAGTTAATAAAGTCTTCAGAATTCATTTCTAAGAAATCTTTTTCCATTGGTGTTTTAGGTATAAATTTATCTACTACCCTACCCTGTGTTAGAATAGTAGTAAAATTTATTAATTGATTATCTTTACGATAGTAAATATACAACTCATCGCCATCAATGGCTACGCCATTAAGAGTTAGAGCAGTACATATAAATGGGACTGTCTTCTTCACTTTTGTTTTAGTAAGGAAGACAGCATTAGGCATTTGATTAAACTGACTCCAATCTGTTCCATACCTATCATCACAAAGAACAACATGTAGGTTAGGATCACAGTCAGTATATGTTGAAACATTTACAGTATGTTGAAATACTGTGTCATCATCCACCCAAATTGTAAAATTTCTGGTAGCAGTTACTCCCAAACCTGCGAGTAATTGCGTAGTGGGTAATGCTTTAGTATGCCTGTTAGTATAATGCTCAAAGGCAGTAGACACAGGTAAATTGGTTCGGTTGTCAAACAACTTGACAAGATTATTTTCAACTTTGGCATATACAGCGTTATTATTAATAACTACATCTAATTGCCCATCAACATGAGCATTGCAGTTCTTATAATAACAATTGTAAGCCAAATTTTCAAGGTTTTGCAAATTAGTAAATGAAAGCCAACAATTATAAACGTTGACATTACGTGGTATATAAACATTAAACCCATGGCGAGCCATAAGGTTATATGCATTAATAAACTCTTGATATTCAAGAGCATGTGTAGGACAAATTGTGGTACCAGTATTACACCGCGTAACACAATCACGATAAGAAACTACAATTGGCTGTTCACTACTACAATCAGTTGTTGAGTAGTAAATTAAGGGTGCCAATGTTAATTTATGTGTTGCATAAGTATGCATTTCTGGGGTCAGAAAAGCATGCTTATTAATATATAAAGCTGAACCATTAGGTCCAATAAGGTGCTTTTGTCTGTGCGTATCATAACGACACACCAAAGCATTAGCTGGATAAGTGTCAACATTACAATTCCAAAACATAGTCAAACCTTCCATGAAACGGGCCTCCATTTCGGGTTTGTACTTTAGTTTCTGGACATGTTTAACAATAGGTGCTTGATCATAAAAATGATATTTAACACCAGCACGGCGCACTGTTGGGATCCCTTTGGGATTACCAATATCATGAACCACCGTTGCTTTAGTTGTAGTCAACAAAATGTTGAGATAGTTGGCTTGTACCAAACGACAAGCTTTATTCAATTGTGACTGCTCAGGAGTTACTGGAAATTCCAAATCCCAGTCAACACTTCTGAACAATTCGTGAATAGCAAGACAAACTGTCATTGTAGCATCAGCTGATGCAACATGAGCATTTGAATGGTATGTGCAAACCTCGTCATGGTTTGTGGAGAGACGTCCCGAGAAACCCCACGTAGCCACGTCGATCAAAAAAGGGTTATACACATAATCACAAGAGGGTACTGATAATGCACGATGTGCTTTGCAGGTAAACTCAGTTTCATTTGTGAAACAAGCTCTCCTGCCACAAAAACATGATTCTTCAGTACCAATTTTAACAAAATAACGCATTGTGGCTAACTCCAATTGATGAGCCCAAGTCACAAAGCATATATGATCAGTATAAGGCGCTACCTCAGCTAAATGTGTAGCAATCTCATTACGTACAACCTTCCACGGACGCGCCTGTCGCATATCTCGTTTAAGGTGTCTAAATTGTTCACCAGGGGGTATTTTGGCAGGAACTGGTTCGGTGCAAGATCCAAACTCGTTCACCCAAATACCCTCAGGTGTAACAGAGAAGTTTTTGCCAGTACTAAAACCAATTTGAAGTGGTAAATTAGTACCAACATTAGGTTTAACAGCATGTGCAGCTTCAACATCTATGCCAATCCAACTTTGTACATAGGTGCGACATGCCTCCTTTGTTAGAAACATATTGTGATATGTTTCAATTTTAAGAGAAGGTAAAAACCCGAGTGCTGACACTAAGGTTTTATATGATACCAGGGTGCCATCAGAGACACCCACAAGTTTAGCAAGTGGTTCATCACAGCGATACTCAGCGCCACAGTCATGCCATGTTAAGGCATGAGCAGGATGTAAACCACTATACTCATAACTGCAACGTTTGAAAAGAGGACACAGCAAGCGAGTACTCGACGAGCCCTCAGGAAGTACTTCCTGAGTTGTATCCTCACTGGACTGAACCTTCATGGGAGTACTCCCACTTTTCGCCAAGGCAGTACTGCGTCGGTCCGTCATCAGGAGTACTCCCTCTTGACCTACGAGGCTAGGATCAATCGATTCAAATTGCAGACTATTATAGAGTTCGTTTGCTTGCCTAAACACTACTAAGATTCCAATCTTAGCACGTGTTAAAGCAACATTCAAACGAGACATATTTAAAGCGTGAGCTGAATCAGTAGTCACACAAAAAATAACATAATCATACTCAGAACCTTGAGATGAATCAACAGTTTGAGTAGAAAAACCTGCCATGGCTGCTTTTACATTCATGGCATTATAAGGTGAAATAAATGTCACGTTCTCCCACCGCTTATAACGTCTAAAAGCAAGTGCAAAACGTAACTGGGCTTCATTATAGGCAGATTGTCCCTCATGTGCAATGTCAGAAGTACCAAAATTAACAATGGTCTTATAACACTGACGTGAGTTCGGTTTCGCCGCTTTTAACTTATTATCGTAGACAAGTTTAGACACCGTCTCTACGATTTCTTTTGGACAACGATAGCACATATCTAGCATCACATCAGCACCAGTATGTACCATAATATCAGTCACAACATTATAATCAGCTGGTGACAACTGACCTGTTGTTAACATTGTTCTAGGTGATGGTAACTGATAAGGGTCACCAACATAAACTATATAATTATAAACCAAACGAGCATTCACTGAAGAAAGCTCATAATTGGTTAACATAGATACCTCATCTACAACAACTATATCACACTTTATATCAGGAAGTGCATTAATTGTTGAGAAGATATATTGTGCAGTAGTATTATTAACAACAAAACCCTGGAAGCACTCTACAGTCGTACGTGTGGGTACTATACGACTGCATTGGCCTACAGGTAATGTTTTAAAAGCTTTTTCACACAACGCATCTATAGCAGCATGCGATGACGCAGTATAACAGATGCGAGCATTAGGGTAGTATTTAGCCAAACCAATAGCAAAGGTGGACTTACCAGTGCCTGGTGGACCAAGTACAGTTGTAACTTTCTGCAGAGCAATCTCATTATATGACTTAAAATGCTGTACATAAAATGAAGCTCCAACAGTATCAGGTATAAGTGACTTTCTGACATATGTACTTTGTGCCAGCACTGGAGGTGCAGACAAAGGTGTAACAACATGTGCCATAAGTACTAATACATCACCAGTTTGTAACCTATATGTGGATGTTCCACGATAGGTATAAGAATCATTACCGTCTGTTTTAGTAAGAATGTAATCCCCAACTTGAGTTTTCCCATTCTTATTAAAATGATAGCCGGTAAATATGTGATTTTTAGTTATAGGAGGCGGCTTTTTACCCTGCTCCCAAACTAATTTAATAAACCTTTGATCATACACATCTTTCACAGTTGCAGTTGCGTATGACTTCTTAATAGACTCTTCGAGTGCCTTAATAGTTTCAGCAGCAAAGAGCATTAATGATAAGGGTGCACGATTAGCCTTTCGATAAGGCTCAATTGTGTCAAAATTCGATGTAGCTAATTCATTAAACAGCTCTATGTCATCACTGCCTCTGGCTGTATGACGATAGATACCAAAAACTGTTCCATTAGCTACAATAGGTATGCACAGCGTAGGTTTGTGATTTTCACAATAAATCGCTGTACCAGAAATAAATAATTTTTCAACATTATCTTCATTACAGTTATCAACACTACAAATGTAGTTATTGATAGCAATTATACGTTTGTGTGTAGTTTGTGTTACATGTTGGTAAGCACAAACACAACACAACAATGGTCTTCTTATACAATCACCACAACGCAAAATAGTGGGTGAAGCACAAACAACACACACACCAGATGCCTGCAGTGTAGGACTTTGCTCATACATTTGAGCATAAAAGGCCTCTTGCACAAAATTATTAACGTATGACATATCAGTCATTGATTGGAAGGTATCCAAGATACCATCCTGCAATTCCTGAGCTAACACACGTATATAATCTAAGAGTAAGTAAAACACTTTACCCTTAACTGGATCTACTTTAGTAAGCGGATACGCATCTATGGCAAGAGAAATATAACGTTCAAGGTTCTGAACTGGATCAGCCTTGTTAACGTCATCCACAAATATACACGCACCCAAAATGCGAGAAACATCAGGATACGGCAAGTAATATGGTTTGCCCTCATGTTCAGCCAACACAGTGTGTTGAGAACAGAATTCATGAGGGCCAACATTCATATCGGTTTCAGTCCAACATTTCGAATCTGCCATATAAACATTGTTTTGGTAGAACAAAATGTCTCTAAAACCATCTAAGTTGGAAACTACACCAGAAGCAGCCGCCTCTGAGTCAATACAAGCTACACCGTCATCAGACAATATCATCAACCCAAAATATTTTCTCAGGTGTTGATAAAAGTCTTCAATGACAGATGTATTATTTGAGTCACCCCTATATATATCCTCGTACAAATTCCTATGCAAACTAGCAATTTCACGAGAATTATGATTAGAGGTAGAAGTAGACAAAAAGGTTGCAACATTTGCAGATACAACCTGTAGAATGTTAAACACGGAATTAGCATAAGCTGTGGTTGCATCACCACTGCTAGTGCCACCTGGTTTAACATATAGATTATTACCAGACACCACAACTTCTGACAGTACCTGGCAACACTCATTAGCCAGACGATAAAATCGCTGACTTTGAGTACAACAAGTGTGTTTTCGTGCTAACAAGCAAGAAGCAGCAATTCTTAACATGTTAGGCATAGAACGATCACACTTAGGGTAATCCCAACCCACCAAAATAGGATTGTTAATACCATCCATCAAACGTCGCAACATATTGTCCCAACCACCATAAAATTTGGTTGTTCCAATTACGATCGTCTGATTTCTGGCTAAAGAAATTGATTTCAGCATTTTCTGATGGTACTGTCTGTTAGTCATAGTGCTTATTATTGAAACACCAGCAACAGTACGAGCACGATCTTTAGCTGAAATAGCATATTTAAGATTCATTTGAGTAAGTGTTGGCAAAACATTACGTTTTGTATACTCAAATAATTGATTTTGTTCAACATAAGTCATGTCATAATAATTACGGGCCTTACCCAATTTATTAAAAGGGTATCCCGCAGATTTATCCAAATTATTAACTACAACTGACTGGGCATTAAGACACCCACCTTCATATGGTTGCAGATATTTGTCCGCCACTTCAAGGCAAAACAAAAACATCTTTATATCAACCATGGTGGGTGTATTATACCTATAATAGCTGTAGTCTGTTATGGCTGCTTCACCATCTTGCATATAGTAAAAGTGCCGTAAATCAATACCAAGTTGGTTTAAAATATCACTATTAAGCAAATGCTTATAGAAGTGTTGATTAAAATGTCCTGGTTTGACAGACTGTTTAGTAATTCCACTAGACATAGTTGCCAAAGTTTGACAAGGTGTTCTTAAATCTAAACACTTATCTGAAACACTTGCAATAGTGGTAGGATCACCTACAAGTCGCAACAGAGTGTTTAAATTAATATTTGACATATGAGTGGTAACGTCCTGATTCAAGACTATACCTAACTCTTTCAAATGTACACCAACAGTCTGAATGATCTTATGACCATCGACTGTTGCTTGTGAACAGAGATTACCAAAGGCTGTGTTAGGTATGCACATAGCAAACAAAACATTAAAGTTTGCGCAGTGCAAAACACACCTATCATCTGGACAATCAACTGTATTAGGGTGATAAGGACGGTCCCAATATGTAAAATACTTTGAGAACAAACTAAGTTTGAACTCAGTAAAATCATATTGAAAACCGTCATAAACTAAATCATTACCATCACTATCATAACACTCACACTTCAACATATGAGTCATTGACATGATGGGCATTAAATAAGAGTAATAGGATGCCAAATCAACACATCCATTACCTTGCTGTGTGATTATAAAATCACCAAAATCATAAATTTGACCTAAAAGGTCTTGGTTGTCAGGTGTTAGTATACCAACTAAACCTGCATCAGCACAAGCTTTTGCAAAAGTATTGGCATTAATAACACAACGATTTAATATTGACCCTAACTTATGAAACTCCCTATAAAATGTTTGATTCTCAATGGGATCATACCACTGCTCATCAAACCATTCTTCAGGGGTTCCACACATGGTCATAAGAACTTCTTTTATTACATCTTTAGACGTGGATAAATGCCTCAAGGCATAAGCCAGGTCTAATAATGTATATTTTGTTAAATTCTGCCTGTTTACATTGGGTATTTTGTCGAACTTGAAAAATTCAGTTCTAGCAAGAACACCAAATGTTTCAGGAGTCGATTTAATATTATCAGCAAGCAAATTATAACACTTTTCTTCAATCTCGAAAGATTGCTGTGAACATTGTTTACTGACAAAATACAATTCAACTGCTTTATCAGTTGGTAAAGGTAAATGGTCTCGAATTGTTTTAAAACGAGAACAATTGGTTTTTGTACTCAAAAATATGCCAGAATTGACATTATTGTGTACATGAAAAGCCCTTTGTACAACATCTGGTGTAACACCATGTTGTAGGGGTTCTAGGCGGGCACCACTAGACCCCGTTACTCGTTTAAATACGGTGAACTTTGCAAAGCACTACCACAGGTACAATCATAATTGACCCAATGTTGGCAGGCATTACAAGGCTCATGTGTTAGTGCAAAGGATATAGGTTCTTTGTCCTTATCAATTTGGACAAACCTTCCTTTATATAAACAGCGCCCATCCGCACCAGGGTGTGGTATATGAGCACGACAATACAAACAAATTGAAGCACCACCATAAGAATACTGATGCTCATTAGGTTGAGGTTTTGTTGTTACAGCAAAACCAGGGCCTAAACTAGCAATCATCTGTATACAACCACGAATAGGATTACCACCATCAGCCAAATGCTTTAAGTAGGCTTCCTTCGGGTTTACAGCAAATGCTAAATAGGTTAACAATGATGCATTCTCCTGATACTCAATTTGAGTACCATTAGCTTGCAATATTGTAGTACCAGAGATATGACCAATAATCGTACCTCTGTTCAATGATGACATATTTTGAATAAAATATAAATAGACTACATGCTGTTTACCGCCAATCACATGAGCAAACCTCATGGGAGGATCCAAATTTAGGATTGTCTTACCGTTATCGGTATGACAGGTAACAGTACGTAAATCATCTTTAGTTGATGTAACGGCCACTAAAATCTTTCTACCTGCTCTAGACACATAGAAGGATTTAGCAGTGCTTTCTTTACCGTTAGAATCAAAAACTGGAGCTTGTGCTGTAAAAACATTTCTCAAGCAAAGCTCATTATTTTGAATTTGAGGAATACCCTCACGAACAGTCTCCACAACAATAGGATACTCTTCAGGGGTACCTTCAATAGGTGCATTATCCAGGGACAACTTTTTAACAATAGTGTACCGCTGGCCTTTATAAAAGAGTGTGTTACCATCAACATACTGAATATAGCTATCTTTATCATTAAAGATAACTTTTAAATTGTCATTGGAAACACCCACAATAGCGTGTATTGGTAAAATCTGTTGCTTAGCACATTCAAACAAAGCTTTTACTCTGTCTGAATCCAACCTACGCAACATATGATATAACATAGCTGTAAGCCCAGAAGTCAACTTGATACGTCGATCTTCAGCACGTTCAGCTAAATACATTGATTTCATAGCAGCATCAGCCAACTTCTCTAACTTACGTTGAGAAGCAGCTTCACGCTCCCATTCTGCTTTAGCTATATTAACAGCTTTAAGTTTCTTCTTTTGAATCTGCAATGGTTCATCCATATCTACAGATTTCTTATAAATAGCATCAGCCTCCTTGTAAATGCGATAGGAGTCAAGATTTATATTAGCATCCACAACAGCTTGTAAAACAAGTTTGTTTTCTAAGAGGTGGTCTAAATATTGGTTGAGTGCTTGCACTTTGACTGTATCAGCTAAATAAGCGTCAACCTGGTCAGTTGGCAAAAACTCAATAATATGTGTTAATAATTTAACAAGTGACAACTCTGCTTCCTCATAAGTGGTAGCTTTAAGAGTGTCATTATGCAATTTAACAATCTTTTTGCAAACTGAATGCTTGTTTGTGACACCAGCCTTATCAAGAAGGTTGGCAACTACAACAGCAGCAGCCTTTGCATCCAAGATTTTATTTTGAACAGTTGAAATGGCAATATTTCTATTACCACCTAAACCTAATAGTCTTAAATTAGCTACTAAAACCTCAAACACATTACGTGGAGGACCCATTTTAATAGCCATCATATATTTTAGTTGTTCTATAGACACCATATAATTATATGTGCCAATAGGTAAGGTAGTAAATTTATTTAAAATCCATAATAAACCAAATCGAACACACAAAATGTATCCTATAACAATATAAGCCACAATTTGTATGGCCAAATCTGGTAATAAAAATGGTACTGGAAACTTCCCAGCAAGCCACCAACCACACACAGCCAACAAAGGATGTGAGGTTAATAGTGAGAATGCTGTAAACAAAAGCTTATCAGTCCATGCCTGAGTAAGTAATCTATACACTATGTGCACAACATAAGCATATTGTACACATTGCATAAAGATACTAACATAAGAAGTAGCTCTATATCTTACACACCTCAATGTATAATTAAGTGCTATAAGACAATAAACTACTATATAAACACCTACTGTATAACAAGTAAGGCGTTCCGACATAGTGAGACCAAAAACCCATTCATACAAACTTCTTAAATAGGTATTTGGAATCCAAAGAGTGGGTGCTTTTGCCACAAACATTAAAAATGCTGGCAAAAGAAATGTAGTTGTGAAAACTACTGAATGCTTAACAGTAACAGTAATAATAGATGAAAAAACTGTAACCACTGGCAAGCCTAGTGGGTACAATTCAGTAGGTAATACATGTAACATGGCTAAAACAGCCAATAAGGTATTAAATAAGAAATGTAACAGCCACATAGAAGTTCTCTGAACTATACCTGACTGTAACGTAATGGGAGCTTGATTATACACCATTTCAGGTGTCCAATCACACTCAAAATCGGGCTTACCCATTATAAGAGAACCATTCCTATTAAGAGTAAGCTGTATAATAGTATTCAAAACACGTCCTATAGACACACGCGATGTCTGGGCTAAACCCAAAATATAAGACATGTTAGCTGGTTCACATGGGAAGTTAGCAAATGAATTGTTAGAAGCCCATGCATTAAAATCGGTCTCAGATACTTCAGCTTGTGCTAACCATCTTGGGGAAGCATCAACAGTGAGTAAATGAGCATATAATTGAGCAACTACATTATCAGTATAGTACTGAAATGTTGTTTGTTGTTGTGCGATTTCTTCATCCACATAAGGACCATAGAAAACACCATGTAAATCTGTACCACCATGGGTTTGATTATTAAACTCAAGGTGGTGCATATAATGTAAACAGAGTGTTTTACCCTTAAGTGTATAACCAACACTACCACAAGCTCCATTAAGAAAACTTGCATAAATGAGATTATTAGTCTGGAGTACAACATGATAAACATTACGTACAACGCCATCATAGGCGCACGCAATGGTCATAGATGACCCTGGTGTTAACCTAACAAACTCATAATCAGGAGTTGCAGTATTATTAGTGTGAACTGTGAGTTGCAAAATAGCACCCACCATCTTTACAGACTGCACTGTCAATTGTATTCCTTGTGTTGGACAAACAACACAGAAATCACGACAGTCAGCTATAGATGCTATATGCTGCCATTGCTCACCTTTAAACTTACCAAAAACATGGCGTGGACAATAGACAACATTATTAAGCCAAATACCATTTAATGCAGAACCATTGTAGGTAACAGATACCATACAACGCTCTACAACACCCGAAGGGTGTAACAAAATTTTTATACCAGCTTGTAATTTAGTTTTTATACTCTGCACTACAGCTAACTGTGGTGGAGTGTACAATTGGGAACCACCGCCATCTCTAAAGGATGACAAAGCTTTAGCCAAGAAGGCCATACAAACTTTGTCATAATCCTTATCAGAAGCAGTGCCTGAAAAGTACTTATACTTATTATAAGAGGCAAGATAAGAGTCATACTCACTCCCAGCTAAGTCTCTCAGCATAACATACTTATCATTATCAATAACAAAAGTTGCTTTTGAAGCGCCTAAGAAAGATGAAAATTTTCCAGCTGTCTTAGAAACTACACGTACATAGCTGTAACATAAGTAACAAACAAACACAACAGCAATAGCCAATAATTGCATATTACTAATGTGTGGTACTAACACTACAGCAAAATAAAAGAGAGCAATATTTCTCTTAATAGGAACAAAAGTTAAAATGCAATACAAATAGATTGCATAATACACAATTGCAAGAGCAGTGAACTTATAAACAAGTGCAATGCCTATTATATTAACACCCGCTATAATAAGAGTATGTAACACAAAAGTTGTATACTCTTTGAACAGGCGTTGAAATGCTAAAATAGCAAAAACACATAATAGAATAAAACAAGTTGATCCTAAAAGTGCTGCAGTTGATGTAAAGATATGGACACCAGTTACAGTACCAATTATAAAATTAGTAAGCAATTGGAATCCACTATCTGCACAATAAACACCTGGTTGCACATTTTCACTGTAAGGAAATTCATCAGTGAAAGAAACACAAACACCAGGGTTAGTTTTAAAACAGTGTCCCATACGACAGTAATAATTACTAGTGTATCGAACAATGTGAGGGTATAAAAGCAGTTGTTCAGGAATTTTAAATGGCACTAACTCACCATTAAAATCCACTGCCTTATATTCAACATGTGGTATAACATCAGCATAAAGCTTATGTTCTCTATCCACTTTATCAAAACAATATAAATGTCTCTTATCTTGGTATTCAAGATAAGTACATTTAGCATTAAATAATGATGGTGAGTGCATATAAGATGCACCAACAACAACATCACTACGTGTGTAACCTACAACAGTCCTATATCCAATATTAAAAAGAGCACGAGTCTTCAAACCCAATGCCTCTTGAACCATGGATTGTCGCTGTAAGCGATCATACAAAGACTGTTCATAAATATGTAAAATTCCTGAATCACGGTGAATAACACCAGCAGGAATACCAGGTATGGATTTAGTTGCTACATCAGCAACACCTACAACAACAGGACAATTATGACTATTAACATAATCTGCCTGCAAATAAGCATCAAAAGAAACAAACTTATTTGAAAAGCATGTATCTGTTGAGCGTATATTGTCTAACACACCATCCCTAATGACATAAAAGCCAGAAGTAGGTATATCAGACATTACTGTAGGATAAATTGGTTGGTAAACATATACAGCCAAGGTTGCCATACCATAGGCCAATGCATACAAAGCAATTAAACAAACAACAAAAGTAGTAATACTGTGTTTAGCAGCACTACCAGCTTTAATTCTCTGTAAAGGTTGTGTAGCTATGTTGCCACGCAAAACCATAGTTGATGGTGTTACAGAACAAGTAACACCATTTCTAGAAGCTGCATTTGATATAACACGTATAGCCGATTGGCTAAGACGCTCAACCAAGTTAGCAGCTAATATAACACCCACATTAGTACCTTTAAGTTTACCTTTAGCACAACCAGTTTCTATTAAAATAGATTGGTCTTCAACAGCCAAATTTGAAAACTCAAAAGCATAATGAGGTAGTATATGGTTTGGATCATCAATAGTAAAGTCCAAACCTTTCTGAACAGCTAGGATTGCTGCATTTATAGCAGAATCAGTAGCTTGGCCATGAGTGGCTGTCTTAACATCCATAAAAATATCACCAGTTGGTGTTATCTTTTGGAAAGTATAATATTTCTCCATACGAGAAACCACTTCTGTATAATTATCTACAGGCATTGAATATGACTGATCAATAATAAAAATGGTTCTCTTAAGGTCCATTGACAAAACAACAGCCAATTCCTTAGCAGTTTTCAAACTACCAGCATTATCAAAGTCAGCAGCAATGATAACATCTGGAGTGTAAGAAAATAAAGGTGTTGGTTTTAAGAGTGCATCAACAGTTCTAACATCAGAATACTTTGAAATGCACACCATGGATTGGCCGCCATGTGTAGCGCGAGCTACTATGGCATCAGTCTGGCACTCAACATCTCTAGCAAGTAGATAAGCTGGTGCTGTAGGTTTGACACTGAGCTTAGTAACACGAGAAAGTGATTCTATTGCTTCAGTGGGAATGAATGTGTCTGGGTTTTCACCAGTACAATTTTTACAATAAAAATTGTGTTCTGGACAAATTTTAAAACCCGCATTAGTATGTACTATAGATGGGTACTTACGTCCCTGAACTATAGTATCTACAATTATAGTGGGTGAAATTCTCAATTTAGAACATATAGAACACGTAGGTGTTTTACACCCACGCGCCAAATGCCTAAAGAATCTTATCACACACCACATATAATAAACTACAAAGACAAATGTCAATGTATTTTGATAATCAAGAGTTACAACACCATAATAAGGCACTGTAAACTTATAAATGTTAAATAAAAACACACACAGCATTGTACATATAACAAGTGTGGTGTTCGCTAAAAGTAAAACTAAAGCCAAAGCATAAGGTGTATAGTCAAAAGTCTCATAAACTTTTTGACTAACATGCAAATGCTTATACAAATGCAGAGAATCCATACCATTAAAACAAACAAGACAGGTCAAATCACCTGCACAAAATGATTGATAATCAGTATGATCCTCATTCATATATGCAGCACAGGGTGTACCCGTTTTAGCATATAAATAAACACCAAGCTGGTAGCTAGATGACAAAATACTAGCAACCGCTGGTAATAATAAGAATGGCGCACATGCAAATATAATTGTCCTAAATGAATAGAACAATCCTTTTACAGTGCGTGTTATAGTCAAAGTTGAAGGAAGAACTCGTTTTACACACTTACAAGCCAAACCTATAGACAACTTTGCAGTAGTATCTATAACACCTATACTACACAAGTAGTTATAGATCTTTAACAAGTATTTACCACTAAGTAAAATGACTTTACCAGTTTTAAATAAAGGTTTACCAATAACACTCCAAGATTTAACTAGGATGTGTTTTGGTTTGCGAACCCAAACATCCAGCAAATCCAAATATGTAGGATTATCATGGACTTCACATTTAGTGACACTCTTAACTGCTGCTTCAACAGCTGGAGGGTCACTATTAAGTGGTGAATCTTCAGGGATGTCTTGAACCTTCAAAACATCAAAATTATTACTAGTAGACAATGGTGCTGAAACCACAACTTGTGTTTTCATCATCTGAAATTTGTGATAAACTACGACAACATTTGCATTAATGTCATAGCCATTTATAGCCTTACGCCCATTTGTATACCAACAGTGGGCATTACCAAAACAAATAGCATGAGTTGGTGCTGGACCAATAGTATTCCCTAAAACAACAACACCCTCAACTTGTTCAGGTGTAAATGTTGTCCAACTTTCACAACGCATGCAATAAACTTTAGGTTGCAAAAGATCAAAATCTTTCACATTAGCAATAACACCATCGTGTGTAAAATAAGTCTTACAACAATGAACAGTGCCAAAAAATTTTGAATTAGCATTGGAGACCAAAAGAGAAGTCACTTGTTGAGGACAACCCATCTCTCCAATATTTTGATTAATAGATGCATAGATCCATGCAACTAATCTGTTAGGGTTACCATTAACATACTCCTGATACAGTTCATCTATAACAGGACGTAATTTATAATGTGTAACCTGAAATAGGTTAATAGCTGCACTAATAAAGCAGTTATTATCCTTCTGTTTAAGATGTAATATACCATTAGTGCGCACAGTGGCCCACTTATGGTGGCACATCTTAAGGTAACTACAGTACTGACTCAAAGAAAGACCAAGGTCTTTAGCTTTTGTCTGTACTACATCATCAACAGCCAGATAAACACAATCTGGTTGTGGTTCTTGAACAAATTTATCACCATCAAAAAGATTGGCATCTAAAACACCCTGAGGTGTCAGAGCCTGAGTGGTAATTTGGTCAAAATCCTTTGTTGTTCTTACAACTACGCGATTCAACGCATCCCATAGTTGTAAATGGTTAACATCCTTTGTAACCAAAGTAACACGTCCTATATCAGGAGGACATGCCTTTTTAAAAGCATCCAAAGAATGAACAGGGTTACAACCATAAATACCTGCACCTAGTAATGGTATTACATAGTGGGCGGGTTCAGTTAAAATGCTACGGTAAGCATTGTAAAGTTGTTCCTGGACATCATGGTCAGTACCCTTAGGTGGTACTACATGTAAAATGCAGGCAACACCTAAAGTTTTAGCATTGTAAGCTTCAGTAGTAACAACACCATTAATTGGTGCAATTTTGTTACAGTGAGCTTGATATTCTGGACCAGCCAACTCTGCTATAGCTCTAGCAGCACCTCCACCATTTGTTAATTGTGGATTTGCTGGATTTACTAAAACAGAATTGTCAAACTTTATAGTAGACAAATCACCCACAACCAATTCTACTCTAGTAGGACTGGGTTGCTTCAAAGCTACTGTGGGAATATTATTGTCTATTGTAAGTGGTTGATTGACAATGGTTGCAGGAAGCTGTTCTTCCTCTCCATTCTCAGTGCTATCTGTAATGATGGTGTCATCATCACATACAGCTTCTTCATAAATTACATCAGAATCTACAGACTTTAATTCTGAGTCTGCATCTGAAGTAATGGGTGATTGTTCTATAACATCATTTTTCAGCTTACGGTCATAAATATATGCCTTAAGCGGACGATGTTCTGGAAAATCACATTGTGGAATAAACAAGAGTTCATCTTCACCTAGAGTGTCAATAACTCTAGGTTGAGTTGACTCATCATCATTACTTGTAGAAACTTCAGATTCCTCCTGGACCATTTGTTCTACATTTATTTCTTCTACAGGTTGTTGATCAACCTGGTCACCTGGTTCTGACTGAACACTCTCCGCTTGTATGGCAGCTGACTCAGTTATTTGTTCAACAATAGCAACATCATCAGGTGTGCTAATATTCATTGTAACAGTAGTGTCCCTAGTGTCATTAGGCACAACTTCAACACTAACTGGTTTATTCTTTTGCAATTTAACAAGCAATGTATCAATGTTAGGAATATCCCAACACTGTGGTATAACACCACCATCATCATCGCCTGTATCACATTGATAATCATCATCTTCAATAATAACATCCTCATCACCATCGTCAGACTCCATAGCCTGGACATAGAGTGAGAGATGTTTAGGTATATGATGGTTTGTAAGAGGCAAATCATCATAAGATGAAAAGACTTGATAGTCTTCTGGTAAATCAATACATTTCTCTGGATAATGATCAGTAATAGCATCAACCAACGTATTAACAACGAGATTTGCAATATCTCTCGGTGTCAATGTACGCGGTGCCACTAACTGATTCAACTCATAACCAGCGAGTGTTTCATTAATCATTGCATTAGTATCATCATCAAAGATGTCACAGATGAAACTTATATTAAGTTCATCTGAACCAGCTTTAAATGCAGGTAATGATGCATAGTTCCCATCAGTTGGAAAATATGCATTACCATCAGTAGCCATTTGTAAAACAGTATCACCCACAACAACATCAACAACTTCTAGAGCCCTAGAAGGTTTATCATCAACAGGGTGCAAACTGTCTTCATAAATGACTTTATTTGTAGTAGTTTCAACAGCATATTCTGGTGAAACGGTAAAAACATAACGCAGCTTATTAACAATTTTAGCTGCGCTTTGCTGAAGAACAAACACACCTCGTGACGTACACAAAAGCATATTAGTTCCAAAAGCATAAGTAGCAAACCCTGCCACTTTATGCAGGAATGGTGTGACAAAGTCACAAAAAGGTTGTACAATTTTGGATATGACACCAACTGCATCAACAACAAGACGACCTGCCTTGTAACTAATTTGCAATGTTTGCACACGTGCCACAACATCCAAAGTCAAATTTTGTAATTGACTAACAATTGCATCAACAATTGTTGAAAGTGATTTAAACTTCTCAGCAATAAGGCTTAGAAGTTTTAAGAATTCTTGAACAACAGCAGAAGTCTTAACCCGCAATTTGCGAAATGTCTGCTGAACTTTTGCCCAAGACTCAGTTTGGAAAACTTTGTATAAACCTGAAACATCAGGATCATCAAAGCATTTCAAGTAGTCTTCTGCAGTAGCAACAACAACATCTCCAGGTTTTGAAACACCAATAGAGACATTAACATTTGGTGCTACTTCATAAACTTCAGTGTTAACATCAATAAAACCACCAGACGAACGATTTAAAAAGTCTTGTAACTGTATAAAAGCCAACAAAACATCATCTGGTTTTGCATGAAAAACCACAGACAACTTTTTGTCCGCGGTGCCCTGCTGTTTAAGGGCTACATTCAACACACCACCCTTAACACGTGGATAGTATAAAGGTGGTGTATCAGTTGTCTTTAAGTAATTAATACCGTTAACACTCACTTCAGCCCCTTCAACTTGAATATTAGGAGCTTGGGTGTAATCAGGTAAAAGATTGACATCTTCACTCAAAAGTGGAACTTTTTGAATGATGGCAACAAGTGGTTTAGAAGCTATAGGCAGTGCTTTACCATTAACCATGCGCAAAGTTGCACCAGGGTAAAACAGGTAATCAGCATAAGCCATAGCACCATTAGTAACTTTTGCCTGTGCAAGCAAGGTTGAAGTAAAAGGAACACCAAAACACTCATTTGTAAGTGTTATGTAGGCATCCTTGTGAGTCAGAGTAATGGTCTTACAATCAACAAGAGCAACACCAGCTGAGCCACCATAAGTGACTTCAGCGGCAACATCAAGTGCAATATTGCGAAGATCTTCAGCATCTATTTTAACAATCCTGTTAAATAGTGCTAAAGATGCAAGTGCAGATACACGTGCGGGGCAATGACGAATCATAGCTCTAAGTACATGATCAGAAAAGACCAATTGTTGAGCTTTCACAACAAAAGCTTGTTTGGAATTATGCCATTCAGCCGAACGACTTTCACTAACCAAGTTACGCAGAGCACGCAACACAGGTTGAGCTCCAAACAGTTGTTCAAACTCAGTAAGTGATGTCTTGGGGTTTAAAACCGGAACACCAGGAATTGCTTTCGTGGTTATCAGGTTATAATCACCCAAGTGTGTCAAATCTTTAGGATGACCCTCTTCAGCTGCAGCAACAGATATAAAAAGCTGCAGAGGGGGTGGTTGTATTTGTGGCAGCACAATTGGGCTGCGCTTTGCTATATTCATGGCCATATCTGAGTGTTAACAATCAGGCAGCTGCAGAATAGGATTCCACGCTCCTATGGGTTTGCTACTTGCGCAAGGTGATACGGTGGGATCAGGTCACTTACACCTAATGGCTAATACCTATCTCGTGGAAGAAACGGTTTAGAAGCCACCCGTGCAAAGCACTTGGCGCGGTGCAAGGAGTGCTATGCCCACTAACACCTCCGCTGACGGGCGGTGCAGACCGGTAGCAATTAACCCTACAGTGGTGCACTGATGCTCAACAAACAGGTATATGGTCAGAGGAATCAAAATTAAAGAAGTTGTGCAAAGTTTGGCTGTGCACGGTGCCCAAAACAATAGCCTGTGGAAACTCCCACTCTAAATGAGTGGGTTGCACAGGTAGTATTGTATGAACACAACAAGTCCCGTCGCAGCGCTAGAGCAATCAACAAACCAAAACTCCGCAACTTTATGTTACGGTTAGGCGTGATCAAACTCTTGCACCACTCACCGGGCGCACACAGGCCAACGCAACGCACCTGGATTGGTGTCGGAATCGGACTAGCGAAGCTAGGTTGCAGCAAAATATATATATAATATATTTTACGCAATGAC